GAAGCTGTGGGGCATGCGCAGCGATGGGCCCAGCAACCTTGAAATCATCGGCTTCGCCCGCGCCATCGAGGCCGCGCTGAAGGAGCGCAACGCATGAGATTCGTCCAAGAGCGCGCCGCAGCGGTGCTGGACCTCTGCCGGCACGCTCGCACGATGAGCGAGATCAGGCAGCACTTTTACGAACGGCCTGACCAAGCGCGCTATGCGGTGCAGAACTTGGTCAAGTCCAACCACCTCATCAACCTGCTGCCAGGCGCACGGCGGGGGCTGTACCTGACCGTCAGCAAGCCGCCCGTGCAGCGCGTCAAACCCAAGCCCGTCAAGCCCGCGCCTGCGCGCAAGCCGGTTGCCAACAGCGTGTGGCAACTGGGCGCCCTATGAAATGTCCCACTTGCAATGCATGGGTGGAAGTTATAGAAACCAGACAGCGAAAAGGCTACACCTACAGGAGATATACATGCGCGAACAATCACCGCTTCAGCACCCAAGAATTCCCAACGGCTGCGACCAGCAAGGCCGCCACCCCCAGGCCGCCGAGTGCTGCACTGAACTCGGCCAAGAAGAACCGGACTTCTACGGGCCCGAGTACTGGAAGGAAGAGGCCGCTTGGTTAATCATCGTCTCAGCCGCCATTGTGGCCATCATAGGCACGGTGGCCCTTTTCTTTGCTGGACCGTCAGAGCAAAGCAGCCTCGGCTGCGCGGCGCCGTACCAGACCCGGTAGAACTCTGCCTGCGCCGCGTGTCCACAGCATCAGGTGCGCCTTGGCGTCTTCCCAATCGCCAGCGTCCACGCGCTTGCGCAGCGTGCTGGCTCTGTATCTGGCCACGCCGAGGTTGTAGGCGAAGTCTGTCATCGCGCCGAGTGCTCGCGGACGCGCTAGGAGGCCCGGAGAGGCCTTCAAAACGCCTGCCAGGTAGTTGTGCCTCAACTCATGCACCAGCCACGCCTCAGCGGTCTCCTTGCTGATCGGCGCGTGCTCCATCGTCACCTTGCTGCCGTCAGGCTTCCAGACCGTGCCGTAGCCAATGGTGGGATACCCTGCTGGGCAGATGTAAGGCTGAAGCCTCAGACCCTCAAATGGCCGGCACAGCGTTGCGGCCACCTCGACGGCCTCATCGACTGCGCTCGTAGACACGGCCAACGAACCAGAACGAGATGATCATGTTGAAGACGGCCAAGTCGTCGCTGCCCCACATCGAGGTCAGCACGTCCTTCCAGTTGCCGCCCTGCTCAATGGCGATGAGGTAGGCCGCCACCTTCACGGCAGCGTACAGCGCCAGGAACAGATAGGTCACTGTGGGCCGCACCATAGCCGAGATTGCAGAGACGAACCAGCCTGCGTTCTTGGCCGTTTCGGACTGCTCTTTGAACGCCTGCGTCATTGCGTCAAGCTCGGCGGTCTGGAGCTGCACATCGGCCTGGCGCATGGCGATCTCGCCGCGCACCTTGGCGAACTCCATCTCGGCCTCCAGCATGCGCAGCTCATGCGCTCGCTCGTTCTTCTTGTCGAAGATCTTGAAGACCTCTGGCGCCAGGCGTAGCAGGCCGCCGAACACACCGCCGATCAGCGATTCAAACATCACTTGGCTCCTTTGATACGTTCGCGCTCTTCAAGCAGCCTGACCTTGACCTGAAGCTCGTTGATGTGGTTCATCAACTGCTCTTTGAGGGTGGCGCGTTTCTCGGCAGATATAGGGCTGTCGGTTGGTACGCCGGTAGAGGTGATGAGCGCAGGCATGCTGCCTTCGATCTTGGTCAGACGCTCAGAGAAAGAATTCACTTGCCCCAGCAGCCATGCGATACAGGCCACCACGATGGGGATGATCGCTTTCAGTACGTCTGACCAAGCCATGGTCACTTCCCGATCAGTTTGGTGCCGTACTGCAGCAGCGCGAACAGCGTGACGGCCAGGCCCCAGACGCCGATGCCACGATTGACCCACATCTCCAGGCGCCGGTCCAGCTTCTGCGTGTAGGACTCGCTGGCCGCCACGCGCTGCTCAACGCGCCCGATGCGCTCTCCCTGATTGGAGAGCCTTTCCTCCACCAGCACAAGCCGGGTTACGGCCTCGGTGAGCTTGTCTACCTTGGACTCAAGGCGTTTGAAGTCATCGTCCGTCATCGTTCAGCCTCGCGTGCTTCGACCTCCATCGGATTGTTCCGATAGCCGTAGCGGATTGTGTACCAGGCATAGGTCAGATACCACCGCACTATGCCCATACGCTGTGCCTGCGCCCAGTGAGCCTGCTCATGCCTGACCAACGCCGTCTCGTTGATGCGCTCGGCCAGGATGAACACGCCCCACGGCGGCAGCGTAATGCCGCCGTAGCCGAAGGTTCGCAGGAACCAGCGGATGACGTGGGGTGCGGGGCGGGGGGTCACTTCGACTCCAAGGCAGCCAGTCGTGCTTCCAGAGCCTCAATGCGCAGCATGGCCTCTTGCAACACAACCTGCGACACCACGGCCATGATTGACTGCTTCACGGCCTTTGTCGTCGTGCCGGTTGGTTTTTCGACTTCAATCGAATTTCCCTCGTCATCTGTCTCAATGACCTTCTCATAGTCGGGCGTCTCATAAACTAGTCCCGGCGATACTTGCTCGATCTGTTGCGCGATCACACCGATCATTTTCTGATCTGGATTTGTCCTGAACGCAAAGTTCACGAATTCATAGGACTTGAACTTGTCCCAATAGCTCGGTGCTGGCGCGATGTCTTGCTTCAGCTTGACGTCAGAAATGGCGCTGAACGTGCCGGTGCGGTTCTGGCAAGTGCCGTTTGACCAGACTATGAACTTTGATTCCGTCGCGTCTTCAGAAAAGTGAAAGTAACTTATTGTGTCGTTGGGCGACAAATTTTGAAACGTCTGCCGATACATACGCACAGTGCCGCTTGACCCAGTGTGGTAGTCACGTACAGAAGGATTAGATGAGTCGGAGGAATAGAAGCCGTGGAAGTTGCCAGCAGTTGACGGGGCTGCCGGTCCAGCGGCTCTGATGTACGGCTGCAACGCGAACCCGTATACATTATCCACCCCCATCTGGATAACTGTCGCACTCTTTGCATTGCCAGGATCGGCCATTACGTTGAGGCCGCCAGATGCTTGGTCAACTGTCAAATTTACTGCAGCGTCAGTACCGTCCTCAGCAATAGTCATTGCCCCACGCGAGATCTTCTGAATGGTGCGGAAATTTCCTGTGGTGGGCGCCGAGTAAATCGTGCCGTAGGTTTGAACACCAGATGGTCTACCTTGATAGATCGTCTCAGTGCAGGCCTCTATGTATCCGCCAAACATCTGCACGGTTTTAGCGTCTGTACCCTGAGAGCTTTGGTACAAGCCGGTTGGTGTAGCCAATGGGGCCGTTCCACGGACGTTACTTGTCGAGTTGATCAACTCGATGCTGGTGTTGTAGAAGTAGATGTCTCCGACACCCTTGGCATAGACGCCCACGTTGCCGTTGACAAACGAACAGTTATAGAAACCAGCTCGCGTCGTGTAGTTTTGATTTGTCGCGGAAGGCGACGTGTTGTAGTCGTAGGGATACGAAAACACCAAGTGCTGCGTGTTGGTGTTGCCGTGGTAGTTATAGACAGCATGGTAAAAACACCCGGACTGCCGATTGCTTGTATCGGTCACACCGGGCTGAAAGTCCATGCCAAGTGAGCAATTCTTGATTGTGACACTGTGGCTTACAAAATAAGACTGCGATACGGGCGCTGCCAGCGTGACATTGCCAGTGTTTTCTGGCCACACACCAATGCCGGTTACATTGGTTTTGCTATTGCCGTCAATGCAAATTCCGCTGATCTCCACGAATGTCGTGGAGACGCGGAACACGACCATATTGTTTGAACCAGCATTGATCGTGACTCCGCCATCACCGACAATGCGCAGATACGGGCGCAAGTCGTAGTTGTTGTCCCAAGGAATCAATACGCCATTGAGAAACGAATCCGAGCTAGTCGTGCCGTTAATCAGGTAAGTTCCATCTGGGACATAAACAGTCCCACGGCCAGCGGCGATAACAGCGGTGACGGCGGCTTGGAATGCAGCACGGCTGTCCGAGACACCGGTTGGATCGGCTCCGAAGTCCAACACGCTGACCACATCGCGCATCTTGGCCTGCGCCGTGCGCGTGACTGCGCCAGTGCCGGCTTGGATGAACGAGACCTCAGACGAGTCGATGCCACCAACCACCACATCGGAGAACCGCTCCGTCGCAGCCGGTGCGCTATACACCACGCTGCCATTGCGGTTCTGCACCTGGATGCTGTAGTCGGAATTGACGTACAGCCGCGCAGGCGTACCGCTGTTCACCGGATAGCCGCCGATGGTGCGAATCGGCTGCACTGCGGCCAGCGTCAGGGCCGCGTCCCAGTAGACCGTGATCGGGTTGGTGATCGGGTTCAGGTTCGTGGTGCCAATCCAGATGTAT